CGTCGCTGGCGGGAAGACCGTCCGCATCACGACCCAGACCTACAAGCCCGGGTCGGCATGGATCACCCTCGTCGTCATCGACGACAACCAATAGTCCGTGGTCACGGTAAGCCTAAACCAGGACTCGCAGGCCAAGTTCATCGCCGCCCTGCGTAGGTTTGCCGCCCAATGTGGTCAGACCATGAAGGACGCGGCGTTGGAGCAAGCCGCACTTGCCTGTCAGGATGCCGCCACCTTCACCCCTCCGATGCCTAAAGGCGGGGGCCGTGGCCTGTCCAAGTCAGCCCAGACCGCAGGGGAAAACGCCGTCGCCGGGGACATCCGCAAGCTCTACGTCGCCGCGAACGACCGAAACTCCAATTCGGCCTCAAGTCTCATCGCCAACCAGATGGCGTTTGCGACAAAGACAAACGACCTCGGCCTGTTCAACAAAATCATCGGAAAGGGGACGCTCCAAGCGCTCAAGGGCCTGCCGCCTATCCTTCGTAAAATTGCCAACGACCAAGACTACGACCGGGCGTTCAAGAAAGCGAAGAACTACTTCAACACTACGAACCCCATCGTGACCGACTACGGGCAGGGGTTCGTCGAGGAACTGCGTCCGCCTCACGACCGCATCAAGGGTCGCTTCGGGGGCCGCATCGGCAAGTCCGCCCGCCCCGTGAAGGTGAAGATGCTGGTCGAGTCCAAGTCCACCCTCGACCAATACATCCGCGACCGCCAGCAGATGGTCGGCATGATCAAGGCAGGCTGGTCGTCCGCCCTGCGCTCCCTTCCGAAGCCCGTCATCAATGGGGTGCCAAAGGACTTTGGCGTCAAGCTGCTCAAGGTGGCTTGGATTAACCGCCATAACCGCGTAATCGGAACCAACGCCCTGACCGCCAACGAAAAGGTCGTCGAGCTGAGCGTTACCAATACGCAGGGCAACGTGAACAATATCGCCGTAGACGCCAGCGTCCTCGACCTCGTCTATGCCAACCGCATCAAACAGATGAAGGCCCGCTTCAAGCGTCACTTTGACGACGCCGTGGAAGCCGAAAACCGCCGCAAATAACTTTATGGGAACCATCTCCATCCGCCACATCGTAGAAGGCACCCTCGCCACTTACCTATCGACCCAGACCGGGCTGACCAGCGTCACCTTCCTCACGGGGGACAGCGCCGCAACCCAGACTTTGCCCAAGGCCGTCGTCCTGTGCGAGTCCGCCCGTGCCCCTGGCGACCTGCCCGAAGGCTTGGGCAACTACGCCTGCTCGGTCCGCATCACCCTTTTCTCTAACGCGGACGACACGACCCTCGCCGATCACCGTGCCCGCTGCGCCGCCCTTGCCGGGAACATGCGTGACCTCGCCTCCATCCAAGCGGCCTTCGCCGCGACCGGGGATGCGACCTGCTATGACGTGATTATCGGCTCCGAGGACGAAGGGGTGGACGAGCGCTCCTGGGCTACGTCCTTCTCTTTCGACGTCCTGACGGTCCTCCCGCCTGAGTAATTCCAAACCCAGCAATAGAAATGAGCGAAGTCAACAAAGGCGTAGTCTGTCTCTATGGCATCGGGATTAACCAGATCGCGTCCCTGTTCGTCCAAAGCTACTCTGTCTCGTCCAGCTTCAACAACACCTCCACGGTTGTGAATGAAGAGGGCGTGACCGTCACGGCCCGTTACGACGACCGTAAGAGCGAAATCACGGTCGACGGCATCGCCAAGTCCACCTCGGTTCCCCAGCTCGGCGCGACCTTCTCCTTCACGGTCAAGACCGCCTCGGCCTACCCGGGCGGCTCGGCTTCGACCTCCTACTCTGGCGTTATCACCAAGGTCGACGACAAGGGTTCCAGCCAGGGCTTCGTCAGCGTCTCGGTTACCGCCGAGTGCTACGAACTCATCACCTACTAATTGCCCTTTGACTTCCCCCTCGCGGGGATAGGCTAACAGAGGTGGACCGCCGCTTCCTGAACGCCTACGTCGACCCGGCGCCCTTTCGGCTGCTGGGTCGTTCGCTTTACCCCTGGTGCCTCAAGTACCGGGTGCGCCTGATGGCCTTCGACTCGCCCCTGATCACGGGCGACCGCGGCGTGACCCCTGCAGACCTCATCTTCGCCTGCCAAGTCTGCGCCGAGGAACCGCTTGGGGAAATCACTTGGAGGGACCACCTTCGCATCCGCCAACTGACCGACGACCCTGATAAGTTTGACGACATGTTAAACGCCTTCGCCGGCTATATCCTGGTAGGCAACTGGCCTAAGTTCTGGGAGCAGGACAGTAAGAAGTCAGGCGGAAGCAAAGGGGTGCCATGGCCCCTGTCGGTCATCGCCAATCTAGTCGCCAACGGCATAGAGGAGAAGCGTGCCTGGGAGATGCCCGAATGTCAGGCTATCTGGCTCAACGCTGCCTTCGCCGTCCGCAAGGGGGCAGACGTCTCCATCATGTCCCCGGAAGAGGAAGCCTTCATCGCCGAGGAGAAAGCCCGTGAGGCCGCTTCCAATCCAGCAAAGGAAACGACTCCCTGACCATGGCCCAAGACCTTACGGTAAATATCAAGACGACCTCCGATGTCCCGCAGGCCATGGACAAAGCCAAGTCTGCGACCGTTTCATTCGCAAAACAGGTCGAAGATATCAAGAAGAAGTTCAGCACGGCCTTCAAGGACATCTTCCTCGGATTTACCGCCCCGATGGTCCTCATCCAGAGCGCCATCTCCGCGATCAGCGCCGCCATGGAACAGGCAAAGCGTGACGCGAAGGAAGGCATCGCCCTCATCGCCCAGGGCGAGAGCCGTTTCGCCACCTCCGAAGAAGCCCGGGCCGCCCGTTTCTTCAAGCGTAAGAAGGAGCTGGATGATGAGAGGAAGCTCGTTGAAAAAGGCCGTAGCGAAATTACCAAGCAAATCCTTGAGAATGAAGACGGCATGTTCAAGGACTTCCAACTGCCGGAACAATACCTACGCCAACTCCGCGAAGGTAGCGCTTCTATTGCTAGTCTCTCACAGGACAAAGAGGTCCAGCGCATTGCGATGGAGTACTTCACGCGTACCGACCAAGGCCGCAAGATTACGGAGTCCCTTGACGCTGGTGCAAAGCCTGAAGCACTGAAAGCCGGAACGTTCAAAGGCCCGGAAGGTTTCGGCTCCGTGATCGGCGTCGGCGCGAACCCAGTCATGGAGGCCATGACGAAGCAGGTCGAAGTCCTCGAGGAAATCAAACTCATCCTCCAGGAGTCCATGCCTTCTGGCGGCGGCGTCCCTCCGTCCTTCACCGAACCTCTCAACGCCGCTTCCCGCGTCGGCAACGTCTGATTTTATGGCTATCGTCTACACCGGAAACCCCCTGACATCCTCCGCGGAACTGCTCCCGAGCTGGACGGTTACCTATGACGGCTTCGGACTCGTCACCTCGACGGCACGCTTCAAGTCTGACTGGTCGTTCAATACTGAGTCGCTCGGCGCCCGCGGAACCGCCCACCCAGACCCGACCTATTCCTTCCTCAAGGCCGCGAAGCACACCACTAGCTGGGACAACAACCGCATCGCCCTGACGACCGTTGACTACGTCGGCATCGACCCCGGCGTGAACGGTGGCAACAGGACGCTCGCCAACACTTCTGCAGCCAACGGCCTGACCGCCGAGAACATCACGACCCACCCTAACTTCTTTGAGAAGGCTGGAGGTTTTGACTACGGCCCCATCGCCGGCCTTCCTACGGACTTCGAAGGTAACCTATATCCTGACTCGACCAAAGGTCCCCTTGTCACCGTGATCAGCGAGGAGCCTGGACCTAACCTTGGTAAGCCCGTAGTCGTACCGTCCTGCGAAGGATATTCTGGAGCCTGCTTTGAGAACGGCAAGGGAGGCCGCTTCATCGGATTCGTTGACCCGACCGTTCCACAGTTCTACGGAAAAACGCAGTATCTGTCCCCTACCACGACCTACTCGGGCATTATCTATACGAAGAATATCAGCGAGGTACAGGCGCTAATCCTGCTCCTCAATACCGCCAGTTCAACCGACTCTTGGGGCATCTTTGAACTCATCCCGGCATGGGGTCCTGTCGGTGCTGGACCTTACGGCAACAAGAACCTTCTGTCACAGGTCAATGTAGAGGAGTACGGCTCGCTCTACAAGATCATGTACGAAATCCGTTTTTCCAAGGAAGGTTGGCCTCGCGAAGTCTACCCGAACATCTGACGCCCGATGCCTATCCAACCCGGAGTCGGCTATACGTTCTTCGCGTCAAGCCAAGGACATAATCTGAGCGTAGAGCAGCCTTGGGCGCCTATCGCTCTGCTTCAGGATACTGCTGACACAGACCACCCGTTCAAATTGCGCGTCTACTGGATGGAAGAGTCCGCGATGTTCTTCGCAACGGTGACGGCCGGCACGGTCAACAACATCGTCCCGGTCATCTGGGGCGGAGGCCCTATCGACGACCTCCTGAACGTCACCCCAAAGCCCGAGATGGGCCTCGCAACTGTGCAGGTTCCTCCTGGCTTCTTCAACGCCTACGTCCGTTGCGGTCCAGACTCAACCACTCCATACATCTTCCCGACATCTGATCGCGACCAGGCTGGCTATCCTCAAGTCTACTTCTCGACGACCGAAATGACCGACACGGATGAGTTCACATACATCA